TAAGAGACAGTATAATGTCTCATGCTAAGACTTTAAACTACTTACCTAAATCTCAAACATCAGCCAGAGCAGAAGTTAACATAGAAATCTTCCCAGCAAATACACCTGGCACAATTACAATGCCTAAGCATACAGAATTTACTACATCAGTAGATAGCAACTCATATATCTTTACAACTGATGAAGGTAGAACAATTCAAGCAGATGCAAATGGAAGATACTATGCTAATAGTGTTTCAATATATGAGGGAGAGATAGTCACAGAACTATTCCAAGTTAATACTGCCAACGCAGATCAAAGATATGTATTAAGTAATCAAGAAATAGATACAGGTAGTTTATCTGTTAAGATTAGTACATCATCAAGCGATACATCAAACTCAGAATGGAAAAGTAGTTTAACAACTATTGGTTTATCTGGAACATCTAATGTTTATTATATTGTACCAGCTGAAGGTGGCAAGTATGAATTGCAATTTGGTGATGGAATATTAGGTAGACCATTAATTAACGGCAACATAGTTGAAGCTACTTATAGAAAATGTAATGCTAATACAGCAAATGAAGCATCAGTATTTGTAAACAGTGATGATATTCAAGGCCATAGCAATGTTGTTATTACAACTATATCAGCAGCATCAGGTGGAGGATTTGCAGAAAGCAATAACTCAATTAAGTTTAATGCACCTAAGTCTTTGGCTATCCAAGATAGAACAGTCACAACAGACGACTATAAAACAATTTTAAAACAAGAATTTAATGACATTGAAGCAATCAATGTTTATGGTGGCGAAGAAGCAACACCACCAGAGTTTGGTAAAGTATTAATATCAATCGATTTAACAAATGCAGATGGCATACCAAACAGTAAGAAAAAAGTCATAGAAGATTTCGTACAACTAAGAGCACCGTTAGGAATAACACCAAAAGTTATAGATCCTGAGTTTTTATATGTTGACGTTTCAAGTAAAGTGTTGTATAATCCTAATGTCACTGTTAAAAGTGATAGCGAGATTGAAACAGTAGTATCAGCATCAATCAACACACACGCAACAGACACCATTAATGATTTTAACTCTAAGTTAAGAGTATCAAAATTATCAGCAGCGATTGATGCAGCAGACGCATCAATTTTAAATAGTGAGAATAGTATATTGCTACATAAGAAGTTTACACCAACATTGAATGCAAAAGGCAATCATACATTAGACTTCGTAAACGAGATTTACAGGGAGATACCGGACAGTTCGAGTCTTTTCGCGGATGGATCGGCACCTGTTTCTTCTTCAACATTTACGTTCTCTGGTTTAACAGGATGCTCATTAAGAGATAATGGTGAAGGTAAACTACAAGTAGTACAACAAGAAAGCTCAGTGTTAAACATAGTAAATAACGATATAGGAACTGTTGATTACACAAACGGTGTAGTAACGATTTCAAACTTCTTAGTGTCATCATTTACAGGAGATGCAATTACTGTATCAGTTAATCCTGTATCTAAAACATTAAAATCAAATAAAAACATCATACTATCATATAACAAAACACCGAGCATTACAGTAATTCAAGAGAGAATCTAATGCCGGCAGAGATTAACGATAAGATCTCGATTTTCGTAAAAGATCAATTTCCTCAATTCTATAAAGAAGATGGGGTTATGTTTCAAAAGTTTGTTGAAGCATATTACGAATACTTAGAACAAACAGGTCAATCTTTAGACTATGCCAGAAATTTAGTTGAATATCAAGACGTCGATCAATCAACAGCTGAATTCTTAGATCAATTTAAAAAATTATACTTAGAACAATTACCAGGCTTAGTAAAATCTGATGATAGATTAACTATTAAACACATATTAGATTTTTATAGAGCTAAAGGTAGTGAAAGATCAATTCAATTATTATTCAGAATAATATTTGATCAAGATGCATCTACATCAAATCCAGGCGACGACGTCATAAAACCTTCATCTAGTGATTTTAGAATACCAAGATACATTGAAGTATATGCAAGAGACATGGATTCTCTTATCAATTTAGAAGGGCTAGAAGTTATTGGAGCTACAAGTGGTGCAAAAGGATTTGTAGAAAGTATATCAACAAAGAATATAGGTGGAGCTAGAACCCACGTTATTCTATTATCTAATTTAAGAGGAAACTTCTTACGTGGTGAAATCATTGCTAAAACTTCGGACGGGCTTACAGATAACATGCCAGTGGTTACGGGTTCTCTTTCTTCTGTCGATATTACGTTGGGAGGACAAGACTTTATAGTAGGTGATACTTTTGACTTGATTGCTAACACAGGTAAGCAAGGACAGGTTAGAGTGACATCTATTGATAATGCTACTGGACTAATAGAATACAAATTTGCAAACGGTGGATTTGGTTTCTCAACTAATACAGATTTTACATCAGTAGATGTTAACACTCAGCACTTACAAGTTAATAATGTCGTCAATGCTGCACAGTCATATTCAAACTCATCACAAATTACTAATGCTCAATTCTTAAAAAGAGAAAGAGTAGATCAACATGTTGAAAAATTAACTTACTTAAATGGCACACAATTTAATGAAGATATGGCTGCAATGATTAACAATGAACAACAGCCATACTTAGTTGGTAAGAAGTCTGGTGGAACGGTTGTAGCAAATGGATACATTATAAGCAGAACAACAGATGGAGCCAATGGAACATTATTTGTTGCTCCGTTCACGGGTACATTTGGAGATCAATTAGCACTATCAGCAAACTTAACAGTTAACACTCATATATTTGAACCAGGTGAACCAATAGATGAAGAGAACCATGTCACATTAAGTATTAGTGGAACAAGTGGTTCATTCTCAGCGGGCGATCATGTTAGAGGAAGTTCAAGCAGTGCTAATGGATTAGTTAAGACAGTTAACTCAACAGTAATGACAGTTAATGGTTCTTTTGGATCATGGTCAACAGATGATAACGTACAAGATATAACATCTGGAATTGCAAATACTGCAAACGTAACAGGGGTTTCGGTGACGACAACAGGTGCTAATGGTATAATTAGTACGTTCACAAATTCAAATGCTAAAGTTTACACATTAAACATTCACGAGATATCAGGTGCTTTTACTGATGGCCAAAAATTAAAAGGTAGAAGAACAAATGCAATAGCATCACTAACATCTAGTTCAGATACAGGTGCTGCAGATTTATACTTGCAAGGCAACAATGGTTCTAATGCAGCAGTTGATACATACAGTAATGCATCAGTACATGCACAGGTTATTGGATCAAATGCAACAAACATTGGTTTTAGAAATGCTTTATTCTCTAATGGTGCAACAGGAACATTCTATGGTAACACAGCAGCGTTTATAAAAGGATTTGATTCAAACAGTTATGCTAATGTGGTCACATTAGGAACAGGAACTGGATCAAGTTTTAAACTTGGAACATTAGAGAACGAAGAAGCAATAACAATATACACAGACTTTGTATCAGACAACAATACAGCTAACGTAGCATTTTTAGATTGCGTTATAGCAGGACATGAATCTAATACAGCTGGAGGTAATACGGGCGTAGGTTTTGTAGACACAGTTGATATTAGAAATGCTGGTGCAGGCGCTAGCAACAAATATGCTAATGGTGAGATAGTCACATTTAACACTGGCGGACCTGGTGGTGGTGTACCAACTACAAATGCAACAGCAAACGTCACAACTAATGCTGATGGTGAAATTATAAGTACAACAGTCATAACAGCAGGTGCAGGTTTCTATAGTCAAAATATTGTAGGTACAATAACAACATCAGCTGGTGCTGATGCAGTACTAACAGCAAACGTAGACTTTGGATATGGATTCCCTAAAGATCCAAATGGAGATGTTGATACTATTATTGATAATGTATTAACAAGATATCAAGGAAACATAGGATCTGTTGCAACGATAACAGACATTAACCCTGGTAATAATTATAACTTTGATCCATTCGTATCAGTATATACTCAAGGTATTGCTAAGTTTGATAGAAGAGATTTAGTAGTTAATCTAACTGGAATGAATCAAGGTGCTGGTGGATTATATAAAGACTTTACATTAGGAGAAGTTGTAAACCAGACTGTCACAGAAGGTGGACAGACACTTACTCTTAATACAATCACAGTACAAAATACATCTGCATCAAGTAATACAACAACAGGAAACACTACACACTTCCCACTTGGTTCATCAGTAGTTCAAGTTAAGAATAGTACAGTAAATGCTATTGGTGATGTATCATCATCTAACAGCACAGTTATTAATATTAAGAATGGTAGAGTTAAAACAACTTTTGCAAATGGATTAATTTCTATGGCAGTTAATACTCAACCGTTTACTTCTAACTCAACAATAAATGCTATCTCAATTGGATCAGCAAATTCAGCAAACAATGAAACCAATGTATATAGTACAGTAGCAAGTAATGGTTCAATATCATTCTCATCTGTATCAAAAGGAACAGTTTATAAATTTAATAATAACAATGATGGAACAGGTGACGTTGGAATAAGAAGACTATCATTTAGTGTTGGTTTTAATGATACAGGTACATTAACAGGAGCAACATCTGGCGCAGGTGGAACAATTGATAGTTTATATCAAGATGAAGCAACTAAACCGATTGGAGACAACTTCTCAATCAATGCTGATGCTAAAGCAGCTAATGGTATTGTGACAGCAGTGGATGTTATTGACAGTGGTATTGGTTATCAACATGGAGCAAATTTAACATTAAGACATACAGGAAATTCAAACATTGTTGTTAGTGGAACAGCAAATGTAACAACTACTGGTATAGGAAATGGGTATTGGGCGACATCAGAGTCTCAATTGAACACTAAATATATACACGACAACGATTTTTACCAATCTCACTCATATGTTGTAGAAACCGGATTGAGTCTTGATAAATATAGAGACATCTTATTAAAGGCTGCACATATTTCAGGTACGAGATTATTTGGTAAAGTTATCAAAGAGAGTACAGTAAATAATGCTGTGACAGTAAGTAATAGCTCAATAGGAGCAGTATAGGTAAATGGGTAAATTAGTAAAAACAAATCTTAACACGCATAATGCAAAGCAGTTTGTAGAATCATTAAACGAATCAGCAAATTCATTATACTATGTTTACCTTGGTAAGCATACAGGCTTTACTGATGATAATAGCCCGCCTACAGCAAACAATTCAGAAGAAAGCTCATTCTATCAACAATACAGAGATATGATATATGGTAAACAGGTGACTACATCTGATATCAAACATATGGTTAATAAGAATGCATGGGCAAATGGAACAATTTATACTCAGTACGATAACAATGAAGGTGCTTTAAGTACTAAGAACTTCTTTGTATCCGTACCAGAAGCAAATGGAAACTATAGTGTATTCAAATGCTTGTACAATAATAAAGGTACAGCATCAACAGATATACCTACTAAAACAGAAACAGCTGCTAATGATGACATCTATATTACAACTGCTGACAAATATCAGTGGAAGTATATGTATGAACTAACAGCAGCAGAATATACAAAATTTAATACATCAGATAAAATACCATTAGTTATAGACACAAATGTAACAGGCAATGCAGTAGCAGGAGCAATTGACTCAGTATCAGTTGTTAATGGTGGTACCAGATATAATTCAGTTGCAAACGGAATTGTTAAAGATGCATCAGTTGGTGGTAATAATTTAATAATAGAACTTGAATCATTAGTGAGTGCTAACGTAACAATTTCAAATACTACAGCAGCAGGAGCAAACTCTGCATTAGTAGTAGAAAGAATTGATCTATTCGGTAAGCATGCAAACGGAGATTTGTATGATAGTAATACAGATCCTAATAGTTCTAACTCAGTTGCAAATGGTGTTGTAGTTTCAGCTAACAGCACAGTATTAAAAGTAGTTGATATTGCTGGAGACTTCTTCGGTGCTAATTCAACTAACGTAGTTGTAAAAGGTCAAAGCTCAAAAGTACTTACACAAGTATCAAGTATTTTATCAGACACTTCAACTATTTCATCAAACACAGATTTTTATAAAGGGTCTGCTTTCACTATTGTAAATGGTACTGGTAGTGGACAGACAAAAACAATTAGTGAATACATTGTCACGGGATCAGCAAGAAGAGTATTAATAACAAATGCTTTTAGTTCTGCTATCGACACTACATCCAGATTTGAGATTACACCTAAGGTGACTATCTCTGGTGACGGTACTGGTGCAGAAGGTAGAGCAATAGTTAATACAGCTAACTTCTCAGTTGATACAATTGAAATGACAAATAGAGGGTCAGGTTATACATTCGCAAGTGCTCAAGTGTTGGGGAACACAGGAATTGTAGAAAGTGGAACAACTGCCCAAGCTAATAATGCAAATGTTGTACCTATTATAGGGCCACCAGGTGGACATGGTTCTGATCCTATCAATGAATTATATGCAGACACAGTTGGGGTATCTGTAGACTTTGTTGATGATGAAGGAGGAAACACACCTGCGGAATGATTTTAGAACGGTTGGAATATTAAAAGACCCACTGTTTGCAAATGTTGTACTAACAATGAATACTTCTACAAGTAATTCTGGTACATCATTTACAGCAGGAGAAAAAGTCACTCAAGATTCAAACGCTACTCATGGAGGAGCGTATGGTTATATAACATCAAGAGCAACAGGAACATTAAATTTAGCAAACGTGTATGGGCAATTCCATTCGAGTCTAAGAATTACAGGAGCTGATTCAACCAAAACAGCTAACGTACGTGCTGTGACGACATCAGATAAATCAACATCTAATGCATCTACTTTCGATCAAAGATTAAGATTAACTGGTTTTGTTAACACTTCTAGCTTTGCTTTTACAGCAGATGAGACAATTAAACAGGATTCTACTGACGCGAATGGTGCTGTACACTTTATAAATACTTCTAGTGGATCGGTTATGTCGATTACTAATAAGAAAGGAAACTTCTTAGCAACAGATACTGCTAGTGGTACTTTCTATTATGTAAGAGGTCAATCAAGTGGAGCTGTAGGATACTTTACAGACACAGCAGGACCAGACATAGTACCTAACTCAGGTGAGATTATGTACATAGAAAATATATCTCCGATTACAAGAGATGACAGTCAAACAGAAAGAATAAAGGTAATGATTAAATTCTAGAGAATAAAAGATGGCAACAGAAACAGATCTAAATGTAAATCCGTATTATGATGACTTTGATGAGTCAAAGAATTATCATAGAGTACTATACAAGCCAGCCGTAGCGCTACAGGCTAGAGAGCTTACGCAAGCTCAAACTATACTACAAAACCAAATAGAAAGATTTGGTCAACATATCTTTAAAGAAGGTTCAATCATTAAAGGTTGTAATTTCAATTTCAGAAGTGATATTGAATATGTTAAAATATTAGACAAAAATATTGCAGGAACAGATGTTAATGTTGGTTTAATTAGTGACGGAGATTTTCTAAGAGGACAAACAGCTAACTTAGTATCAAGAGTATCAGACACAGCATCAGGACTAGAATCACAGAATCCAAACTTAAACACTTTATTCTTTAACTATATTAGTTCAGACAATACAACAACACAATATGCTAATGGTGAGATATTAGAAGTATATCCATCAACTACAGGTATAGCAAACATTCAAGTCACAGCGATTGGTGATAATTATAATAATACTGACACAGTATCAATAACATCTACCAATGGTGGAAATGCAACAGCAACAGTTAACACATATTCAAACGGATCTGTAGAATCAATTACAGTGACAGCAAATGGTTCAGGCTTTACAGCTGACGACTATCCAACAGCAAGTTTATCAGGAAACTCAACTTCTGATGGAGCAACATTAAGAGTAAACTTAAAAGAAACAATGAGAGTGACAGTAGCGAACTCTAGTTTCTTTGATAGTGGTGGTAATACAGAATTTAACGTCACTGGTAAATCATATGAGATGTCAGTTGATGATGGTATTGTATTCCAAAAAGGATTCTTCCAAAGATTCCCAGAACAATCAATCATAGTATCAAAATATACTAATAGACCAAATGATACAATTGTAGGTATACAGACTACTGAAAGTACAGTTAACAATAGTGTTGATACATCACTATTAGATAATGCATCTGGATTTGCAAACGAAAATGCACCAGGTGCTGATAGATTAAAACTAGATCCAGTATTAGTTGTTAATACAACAACAAATGCAGAAGCATCTAACAACTTCTTAAAGATAGCAGAATTCAAATATGGTAGTGTCGTTCATAAGAACCAAAGTGCTGTATTGTCATCACTTGGTGATGCACTTGCAGCTAGAACATATGAAGAAAGTGGCGACTATGTTGTAGAGCCTTTCCAATTATCTACAGAAGAAATAGTAGGAAACACTACTCATATATCAACAACAGTTGGCCAAGGTATAGGTTATATACAAGGTAAGAGATTTGAACTAACAGGAACAACAAGAGTAGAATTACCAAAAGCAAGTATCTCAACATCTAAAACTCAACAAGTATCAGCTAACTATGGAAACTATGTAAAAGTAAATGAGTTATCTGGTGAATTTGGTGCAGAAACAAATGACATGGTTCTTATTCTTGATGCAGCCATGGATTCAATTAGCGGTGGTGCTAACAGTGCAGCAGTTGCAGCAAGTAATACAGCAGTCACATTTGATGGCGTCACTGGTAATGTAATTGGTACTGCAAGAGTTAGAGCACTTACAATGGAAGACAGCAATCCTTCAGCTGCAGGATGTGAGTGGAATATGTATCTTTATGATATAAAAATGAATTCTGGTAAGTCTTTCAGATCTGAAGCAAAATCAATATGGCACTATAAATCATCAGAATATAGTTTAGCAGGAGCAGAAACCAACTTAGCTGTAAGAGGTTGTGCTGACATAGTATTACAATCTAGTAAAGCAGAAATAAAAGATCCAAGTTTCAACAAACTTGTATTCCCAATTGGCCAGAAAGGTGTTAAAGCTGTTAATGCATATGGTACATATACATTTAGAAAAAGACAAACAGGAACAATAGCTGCTAATGGTACATTAATTTTAACAGTAACAGGCGACCATACATTTGGATATGGTGATACAGCTCTGAATGAAGTACAAGAAAAAGATTTAGTAATTGTTCCAACAGCATCAATTAACTCAAGTGCTAATTTAACAGCTGCTGCAGATGTATCAAATAGTACAGTGACAGCTGTAACAGGCCTTGAAGCTGGAAGAACAGCTGCATTAAGAGCAGGCGATTTTGTATATGTTGATACGACATTATGCCAAGTTAATAATATTATTAACAGTACAGCATTTAATACAGTCACAGCTGTAGGTGCTGGAAAAACTAATGTAAAAGTTTTAAGAACATTCCCTAAAGGGTATCCAATATCATTACACGATAGAACGTATGCTAATGCAACAACAAGTTCATCTGGTCAAAGTTTACAAATAGAAGTCGGTATGACAAGTACTGCTGACTCTCATGTTGATCTTTCAGGTACGTGTGCAGTTGCCGTTACTCATAATGTTGTAGATACAACTGAGGGCGGAAGAACCAAAGCATATCAAACATCTGAGATTGCTATTGATACAGCTAACAACGCTGCAACAAATGCAGGTCCATGGTGTCTTGGTATACCAGATGCTCACGAACTTGTATCAGTATTCATAGGTCCAGACAATACATATACATCAGTTGCAGAAAGTGATTGGACAGACGTAACAAGTAATTTTGAAATAATAAATGGACAATCAGATAGTCTTTATGGACTATCATATTTAAGAGTTAAACCAAATAGTGGCTATACGGTTGCATCAAGCAAACATTTAGCTGTTAAATTTAGACACTTTAAAGAATCAGGATCCGGTAAAGGATTCTTCACATATCAATCATACAACGGTATCATTGATGATGCTAATACAGCAAACACAACAGCTATCACAACACAAGCAATACCAGTATTTGTATCGCCTAGTGATGGTAAAGAATTCTCATTAAGAGATTCAATTGACTTTAGACCTTATGTTAGCAACACTGCTACATTGGGTGGAGCATTCTCTAATGGTGTAGGAACAGCAACAGAGAATCCGACTACTACAGAAGTAATTGATTCAGATTCATTTGTGACAGTCCCGAATAAACTGTGGACATCAAACGTAACATTCTATCTACCAAGAAAAGATAGATTGATTATTGAAGACGGCGCAATAAGAGTTATAAGCGGTGAGCCAAACGTCAACCCAAGACTGCCAGATCTACCACCTCTGTCAATGCAGTTAGGAACAATTGATGTCCCAGTATATCCAACACTAGATGTAGCATCTGGAAGATATTATAAGAGACCAGACTTAGCAGCTAGATTAAGAGCTACTCAGTTAAAAAGATATACAATGAAAGATATCAAAGCTATTGACGATAGAGTTAATAACCTTGAGTACTATTCATCATTGAATCTATTAGAGAAAATGACATCAGACCAAGTACTTGAAGGAAGAACTGATTCAACATTAAACAGATTCAAGCAAGGATTTATTGTTGATAACTTTGCTTCAATGACAACTGGTAATCCGTTGAATGCAGAATTCAAAGCTGGTTATGATACAGCAAGACAATTGCTTACAGCAAGATTTGAACAATATCATATTGATCTAAAATACAACAGTGGTGCTAACATTAACAAACAGGGTGATGTTATAACACCTAGATTAAAGCAAGTTCAAATTATTAATCAGAACAAAGCAACACAAGACAGAAGATGTACTTCACAATTCTGGAAGTATAATGGTGTACTATCATTATTCCCAGATTATTTAAGTACTACAGATACAGTAAAAGCTCCGGAGCAACCAGTACAGATTGATATAGATGTTGCATCTGGAACATTAGCATTGTTAGAAGAATTACAGAAAGCAATGCCAGCACAGTTTACTTCAGAAGATGTTATAGCAGAAGAAACTAATACAAGATTAACTTCAAGTACTGAAACAGATACTACAAGAACAGATAGTTTTGAAACTGTGCAAACACAAACAATTCAAAGAACTACTACAACATTATCAGGTAGAGCAAAAACTACAGCTAAGAAAGTTGGTGAGTTTGTCACAGACGTTTCTTTCCAACCTTACATACCTGGTATAGATTTAAGATTTGTATGTACTGGATTAAGACCAGGCTTAAGACATTATGTCTACTTTGATGAAGTAGATGTTAATGAGCACGTTGTGCCTGCAACAATATTTAACTCTATTGATAGTCAGAATGATATTGAGTCATTAACAACTACAAGAGCTAAATCAATGATCAAAAGATCCGGTGCTAAAGGATCAGCATTAAGTGCAAACAGTTCAGGTGGATTATCTGGAATAATAAGATTACCAGCTGAAACATTCTTTGCTGGAGAAAGAAAAGTAGTCGTTGCAGATATTAGTAATCTAAGTCAAGTTAGTGATACAGTATCAACAGCTACAGCAAGATTTAATTGTTATAACTTCTCAGTTGAAACTAATGATATAATTCAATCAACAAGAACAGCTGAAATATCTTCATCTGATTCAACAGATGTCTTTATGAGAAGAAGCTCAAATACATCTGAAGTGGTGACAACATTACCTGCACCACCAGCAGTTGTTCCAGTAGTAAACACATTACCTACAAATAATATTGTGACGCCTATTACAGTCGTACCACAACCAAGCAGCAATCCAATTGTAGCACCTTCTGTTAACTCAGTAGTGACTCCTGCAAGACCAGTAGCAAGAGAAAGATGTGCTCCAATGAGAGGAAGAAGAGGAAGAGGCGGAGGCCGAGGTGCTCCAAGTTTTGAAGCTGCAGAAATGAGAAGAGAGATAGATGGAGGATGTAGACCAAGTGGAGATCCATTAGCTCAAACATTCTTACTAGAACCAGGAATGTTTGGCGAATCTAAGATTGGTTATATAACATCTCTTGATTTATTCTTCTCAGCAAAAGATGCAAACATGGGTACAATTGTAGAGATTAGAGAAACAATAAACGGAGCTCCAGGACCAAGAGTATTACCATTCAGTAAAATAAGATTAGCTTCATCACAAGTTAATACATCTACGGATGGATCAACAGCAACAACAATTAACTTTAAAGCTCCAGTAGCAGTAGATACAGAAAAAGAATATTGTTTCGTGATTATGCCAGAAGGTAATTCACCAGACTATAAAGTATTCACAGCTAAAGCTGGACAAAAAGATTTAAACACAAGCATACCAGTTAACCAAGACTGGGGTTCTGGTACAATGTTCTTATCAACAAACAATAGAACATGGACAGAATACCTTGATGAAGATACTAAGTTCTTACTTAAAGCAGCATACTTCACAGATACTTTCTCAACAGTTGATTTAGTAAATGAAGACTATGAGTGGTTTACAGCTAACAATAGTACAATAAATGGAACATTCCAACAAGGTTAAGAAGTATTCAAACAAGTAGCAAACGCTTCTGGTAATGTTGCAATTAATGTTGGTAATAATATTATAATTGGAACAGGCACAGACTTTACATCACCTGCATTAGCAGCTGGTGATAAGATTGTATTAGCAGGAAATACAACTTCATTTGATGTTGTAGAAGTTAATAGTGTAGCAAACGCAACATATATGACATTAAGAGGTGCACCTAAATTTACATTTGCAGCAAGTGCTGGTAGATATAAGTTCACACCAACAGGAACATTTAAGTCTCTTGATGCACCAACAGATACATTATTTGTAGCAGACAGTACAGCAACTAACAGTACTTTCTTATTTGCTAACCAAGATGTTATCATTGGTTGTGATAGTAATGCAAATACAACTATTGATGCTCCAGTTAATACTAATGTAAGTTATCACGAACCAAGACTTTATAAGACAGTAGTACCAGGAACATCAGTTAGAACATTATTAGGATCCAACACTACAAATGGTGTATTGATATCAACTAACGATAGAAACTATCCATTAGAAACTTTAACTATTAATTCTAAGTCTAATGAGATATCAGGAACAACATTAACTAAGTCATTAGTATTAAGACATGAGTTATCTGCTAAGAGCAGATGGACAGCACCAATGATTGATCTACAATCACAAGGTCTATTAATATATGAAAACATTATTAATAATGTCACAACTAATGAGCATATAACAAACTCTGGTAGTGCAACATCAAAATATGTTTCAAGAGTTATAACATTAGCAGATGGAATGGATGCAGAAGATATTAAAGTATTTGTAAATGCATACAAACCAGCTAATACAGATATTAAAGTTTATGCTAAAGTTTTAAATGCAGCAGACACTAAGAGTTTAGATGATACTGATTGGTCACCTTTACAAGCAACACAAAATAAAAATCTGTTTAGTAGTGAAAGAGAAAGAAAAGATATTATTGAATATGGTTTTGAATTTGTAGATACACCAGAGACAACAAGCAAAGTTGGTCAAATAGAAACTTTTGCTAATACTAAGATATCTGGTATAGGTACATTATTTGATGCAGATTATTCAGCTGGTGATCTAATTAAGATTGAGGGTGCAAACACATCAACAGATTATACAATTAGTAGAGTAGCATCTGTAACAAGTAATACTGTACTAGATGTTGTTGATACACTTTCTGCAAAAGTTGGACAGATGCATGGTAAGGTAGATACTGGATTCATCAATGGTGTGTTCAGAGATCCAAAAGCACCTACAGCTTTCTTAGCTTCATACTATAATGAAGACTTTGAAAAGTTTGTAGGATATTCAAAACTATTAATTAAGATTGTAATGACTTCTGAGTCTACAGCTAAAGCACCAGTGCTTCAAGATTACAGAGCAATAGCGGTAAGTTTATAATGAAAAAAGTGACATTAATTGAAACAGAGAAACAAGGATTATACAGAGAACAATCCTCAATGGGTCTCATAAATAATGATAAGGCTGCATATGCTAGATATAAAGCACAAAGAGCAAAAGCAAACAACGTTCAAGAATTAACTAATGACGTTAGTAATTTGAAACAAGATATGTTAGAGATTAAAAATATGTTAATAACACTTACGGAGGGGGCAGCAAATGGCAAGTAATAATTATTTAAACGCCAACGTCGTACCTTCATCCGATACATTCAGAGAGTGGTTAGACCTTACAAATAGAATTACATACGACATGGAAAAGGTTGTCGTATCAACTGTGGCCAATACACAAGGAGCATGTACATCAGGTAATGCTTATGTTAATGGTTCTTTTAGTGCTAACAGTTTATTAGTAGAAGATAAACTACAAGGTGTATCAGCTAACAGTACAGTATATGGAACTAAAGCTGCTGCAGCTAACTTAGTTATAAGTTCAAATGTAGTATTCATTGCTAACAGTACAGCTAATGCAATTATTCATGCTCAATCAAATGCACACTTTGCAGCTGGTATTCAATTAACAACTAACAGTACATCAAACAACGTGACTGTTAATGCACATAC